CCTGCCCAGGCTATCACCTGGGGAGAGTTTTGGGACCCTTTTACTGATGGTGGTACATACTATCGACCCCGTCCCCGTAGATACTACGAACCTAGGTACTATACACCTAGACGTACCTATGGTGAGACTGAATACTGCACTAAGTATACTTATCGTGAAGAGTATGTACCTGGTGACATACATCGACCAGGTTATGTGAGGAGAGTTCGAGATAGTTATAGGGTACCATGCTACTAACCCCAAACCAAAATTGGCATTAAATTCCAAAAAAGGCCTTTAAAAATCTCCAGGATTTTTTTGGGCCTTTTACTTTTTTTATTGGAACAATCTGATGTTTTCGCCTCTTACAAGTTTCTTATCAACATATTGACTACTTCCCTTCTTATAAATCATTGACCCTCTAAGGTTTCTTTCAACAATACTGACATAATCTGTTTTAAGGAGATATATGTTTCTTTTTGCATCATCTAGTTTTACCTCATAATCATAATTAGTGAATTCTTGAGTAATTCCAGTTTTTGTGAGTTCAACACCCAATTTACTATCATGGTAGGTAATACTAAAATCTTTATCAACTTCTAAACCCTCAGGGACAATTACAAATCCAGATTGGTCTAATACCTCAATAGTCTCATAATGATGAACTGAAAAGAGATTTTGTTGAGTTACATATTTGGTGTCTAGGTAGTTCTCAAATGACTTTTGAGACAAAGGCCACTCATTTTGATAGTTTATTACATTATTACAAATAAGAACTAACCAGTCATAATACTGTGAACCATAGACATCATATGCAATATTGTCTGGTCTATCATCACCAACTATTGTATACTTTGTAAAATATGAGAGGTCTTGAAAAATATCTTCACGAAGAATACCTCTCCTGAAAAGATTTTTTGTTTGAATATATGCAGAGATATTCTTGTCTTCTCTGAGTCTGTTAGCATACTCAAAGTTTGGAACATATCTAAAATATGGAGTCGCCATTTTAGTAGCCTGTTAGATGGTTGTCATCATAATCAATATCATAAATTGGTTCAAGTTCTGTGAATGTTAATGACAACATGGTTTGTGTCATAGATCCTCCTCCTTGACCATCTCCCTGGTATGTCATATATGTACCACCAGGAGTGTAATTGACTCCAATAGAAGTAAGGGCACAGGGTTTTATTTTATTCAGATATGGGTGATCTCCACCACCTGATGATCCATTTCCATTATATATGTACTGTAATTGAAATATGTCTGGTGTTTTTAAGAAAATACTACCATTTTTTTCAATTTTTGGTGCTGAATGTTTTTTAAATGTTTTGATGATTCTTGCAACTACTTCTGCCTCTGCACCAAATCTAGGTGCAAAGCTAAAATTAAACTGAAAAGTTCTTAAGTTTGGTCCATTAAATAAAAGTTCTAAATTAGGATTGAGAACCGCACCCGACAATCTTGTTGCGAGACCAGTGTTTCCTGTAACATAACCAGCAAGCATTGCAGCAACAGCATCTGTATTACCTAATGTGTCATTTGCCAGACCTTTCAACTTTTGTATAGCGTCACCTGCATTCTTTTTGACTGCATCAATTGCACCCATTTCTCCTGTATCTATTAGAGTTTTACCAATACTCTCTCCAAGAAACTGTTCAATGGCATTCATACTACCTTGTCCCCAACCAATTCCATTCTGTGAGGACAGACCAGCAATCATAGGTAGTATAATTGTTCCACTTGAGGATTTCATATATCTATCCACTGCACCAGTTGTGGAACTGCCACCACTACCTAGACTAGGTACATATTCTGTAATTCCAATTTTGATATAATCATAAGAAACACCAAAGTTTGCAGCCAATGACAAATCTGCAAGAGGGTACCTTAATATTCCAGTACCTGATGACCTAGTGTTGGCTGTTGGTACAGCTCTTGAGAAAGATCTTGAAGTAGAAGTGGTTTGTTCTTCTGGACTTTCAGATACTTCTGTTACATCAACACCAAATACTACAGGTGGAGCATTTGATGAGGTTATATCTATGGTGTCACTTGTTTGATTTGGGTCAATTGGTTCTGTGGTTTGATTTCCATCAGAGTTGACTTTTCTACTAGTATTAGGATCTTTTATGAGTGGTGTTCTTTGATTATAAAATCTTTGCTTTGAAGTAAGAAACTCATCTTGACTATCATAGGAACCAGCACTGTTTAGAATGAACGCCCTATCATTATCAAATACTTTATATCCTTCTAAAAAGAATGCCCTCTCAACTTCTTTAAGAGTACTTTGAGTATTGTTTACCTTATTGAAAATATTTGTTAATGATTGTGGATTGTTTATCTTCCAATCACTTCCTTTACCATTACTTGTTGCAAGTAATACATCTACACCAAAAAATCCACCACCTTTGGAGTATACCTCTATAGTTGCTGTCTCATTATTAATCTCAAGTCTGGTCTGAATACCATTCCAAAGTCTATTTTGTCTAATTATGGCCATTAACTAGGGTCCATCCAGTTTAGTTATTTATCCTGAATTTTTGATAAGGTATAGACCTCATATCCTGTAATTCATTTGGATATACTACAAGTAGGTCATTATTTGCAACTTCATCCCAAGTATAATTTCTAAACTCTCCCCAATGGTAGTTAATACCTTTAAATCCCCATTTATACACACCAACACATGCAATTAAAGGAAACTCATCATACCTAATTCTAGGTGTTTTTGGTGCATATATGAATGTGTAGTATTTACCAACCTGTGGAACCAAATCTTTGATAGTTAGTACCTCCATTATTGCCAGAAACATATCATCTGGACTACCAGAGACTCTAATATCATCTATGAGGTTTTCTACTCTTTGTGTATCACTTAAAAGATATTCTTCCTGACTCTCTTCACTTTCTTGTTCTTCTAGAATTTCTTCCTTGTCTTGATCTAGGTTCTCTTCTGGCATGTTGTTTAATACCTAATTCGTCTTCGGTGATAATCTTAAATTCACAACCATTATCTAACGCAAAATCTGTTGCTGCTGCCCATTTTGCCTGATTGACTGCATAAGTTACAGTTTCCATAATAAAAGATTTTGTCTGCCTCTGTGGTTTCTTAGGAGGTAGTGTTTGTTTCTTTGGTTTTACTTCTACAATATATTTCTTTGTCTTACCACCAGTCTCTTTCACTTCAATTAGATAATCAGGATAATATCTATGAACTCTATTGTCTTTAGGAGAAACATATGGGATTGAAAACTCTTCACTTGCCCATTTGACTACATCTTCTCTCTTATCACACCAGTTACAGAAAACCCTTTCCCATGAACTTCTACAAATAATATTGTTGGGATCACCCATGTATTTTTTGGGATTTGAAGGTTTAAATCTAGACTTAATACTTTCACCCATTCCTTATACATAGTATATAATAGTCAAGTGTATTTATAGATGGCTGGGTCATTACCTAATGGTATAAGAACATCAGACCTAAAGAGTAGGATACTAAATCTTGCTCAAACTTCTGTATATCAAATTAAGTTAGTTCCTCCTCCTGGTGTGGTATCATATTTGAATACACTAGGGTTTGATTTCTTTTCAAGTGCACCAAATATAGAACTTTTGTGTAAAGACTTGGATCTTCCTCAGTCAAAGTTACAAACTTTTGACATATATGATAATTATGCAGGTGTTTCTGAAAAAATGGTCCAACGCCGTGACCATGGAACAACATTCAGAACAAGTTTCTATGTAGATAGAAACTATAGGGTTATTGATGTATTTGATGGTTGGATAGATTACACCACAAACCAAACAGACGCCAACTTATATAAGTCTGAATTCGCAACTTATAGGATGCAATACCCCTCTCAATATAGAGGACAAATTTATGTTACTAAATTTGAAAAAGATGCCTATGGTACCGCTGAACAATATACATTGATTGGTGCATACCCCCTTTCAATTAATGCAATTCCATTGGGTTACAATCAAAGTCAAATCATGGAACTTCAGGTGACATTCTCCTTCATAAGATATGTCAGAGAAAAAATTAGGTGGAGACCAGAAGCAGATGATTTCTTTGGTAATGGTGTAGGTGATTTTGCTAGATTTAATAGTAGAGGTTTTGGTACAGATGGAAACACCAGGCCTGGAACAGCCAACTAAATAGAGTTAACTGATTTCTTCATTAAGTTATTATGCCTTTACCAAAGATTGCAACTCCTTCATATGAGTTGACCTTGCCATCCACAAAAAAGAAGATTAAATATAGACCATTTCTTGTAAAAGAAGAGAAACTTTTGGTTCTTGCTCTTGAGAGTGATGATTCAAAACAAATTACCACTGCTATTAAAGCAGTCTTGAAGAGTTGTATTGAAACCAGAGGTGTCAAGGTAGAAAATCTTCCTACATTTGATATTGAGTATCTTTTCTTGAACATTAGAGGTAAATCTGTTGGAGAAGAAGTACAGGTAAATATTCTTGCTCCTGATGATGGAG